GGCCGCGGCTGGCGTCCACGAAGCTCGGTTCGTCCTGGTACATGATCGGCGGCAACGCCGCCCGCGACTTCGCCTACGGCTCCCTGGCGCTGGTCGATCCCGGCCCGCGCTTCGTCCACTTCCCCGTGGTGCCGGCGCAGGGCTCGCGCCCGATCGACGCCGAATACTTCGAGCAGCTCACCCGCGAGAAACTCGTGGTGCGGCGCCAGGGCTTCACCGAGTGGGAGAAGCCCAAGGCCGCTCACGAGGCCGGCGTGTGCTTCGTCTACGCCTACGTCGCGATGTGCGGCCTGCAAGCCTCCAGCGGCCGCTACGTGGCTCTGGGGCGCATGCCGGAGCGAGACGAGGCTGAAGAAGCGACAGCCGAACCCGACGTGATCGCGTCTGAGGACGGGGATCCATCCCCCGGTTCGGAGGTGCCGGCACCGGCCGTCGACGCGGCCCCCGCACCGCCGCCACCGCCGCCCGCACCCGCGCCCGCCTACGCCCGCCCGCTGCACTCGGGCTTCATCGACCATGGCCGGCCTGGGGGCTGGATGAGCCGGAGAGATTGATGGCCTTCACCCTCGCGCAGCTCGACGCGATCGAGGCCGGCATCGCTGCCGGCGTCACTTCGGTCTCCTACGAGGGCAAGACGGCCACCTATCGCTCGCTCGACGAGATGCTGCGCGTCCGGTCCATCATTCGGCGCGCGCTCGGTCTCGATCCGCAGAAGTCCGCGACGATCATGGTGGCGCACGACCGTGGCTTCCCAGGCGGGATCTCGGCCGACGGCATCCTGCGCTCGGGTTGGTAGGATGAACGCCCTCGATCGCGCGATCGGCTGGGTGGCGCCGCGCGCGGCGCTGTCCCGGGCTCGCGCCCGTCACGCGCTGCGCGTCTATGAGGGCGCCTCCGTCGGGCGGCGCACCTCCTCGTTCAAGGGGCTCAACACCTCGGCCAACGCCGAGCTGCAGGGGGCGATCCGCCCGCTGCGCAGCCGCGCGCGGGAGATGGCGCGCAACACGCCCTACGCGGCGCGCATGCTCGACATCCTGACCTCGCACGTGGTCGGGACGGGCATCACGCCGGTGCCGGACACGGGCTCGGACAAGCTCGATCACCGCCTCGACACGATGTGGGGCGAGTGGGAGCGGCGGGCCGACGTGACCGGCCAGCTCGGCTTCTACGGGATGCAAGCGCTGGCCGTGCGCTCGATGGTCGAGTCGGGCGAAAGCGTGATCCGCTTCATCGACCGGCCGTTCGACGATCCTCGGCAGGTGCCGTTCCAGCTGCAGCTGCTAGAGGCCGACTTCATCGACCAGTGGCGGGATGGGGTCTACGGCGACGACGGCCACCCCGGAACCGAGGGGCTGGAGCATTCCCGCCTCGGCGTGGGCCTGGGCGAGTTCGATCGCCGCCTCGGGCTGTGGCTCAACCCCAATCACCCGGGCGAGATCAACACCGCGAACATGCGGCCGGGCGTGTCGGCCTTCGTGCCGGCCGACGAGCTGATCCACCTGTTCAAGGTCCTCCGGCCCGGGCAGGTGCGCGGCGTCTCGTGGTTTGCGCCGATCCTGATGACGGCGCGCGACCTCGCCGACTTCGTCGACGCGGTGAACGTGAAGGCGCGGGTCGAAGCCTGCTTCTCGGGCTTCATCACGAACAACGACGAGTCCACGGTCGACCTGTTCGATCCGGCCCGCCCCGGCCTGGCGGGCCGCGATGGGGCGAACCCAGACGCCCAGGTCACCTCCCTCGAGCCGGGCATGCTCAAGGAGCTGCGCTCAGGCCAGGATATCAAGTTCGCCCAGCCGACCTCGACGAGCCACGTCAAGACGATCCTGCAGTTCAACCTGCAGGCCATGGCTGCCGGCGTCGGCTGTACGTACGACCAGGCCACGGGAGATCTGGAGGGCGCGAACTTCTCTAGCCTGCGCGCCGGCAAGGTCGAGTTCCGGCGCCTGACCGAGCAACTGCAGCACCACGTCGTGATCCCGGCGGTCTGCCATCGGACCTGGGACCGCTTCATCTCGCGGGCGATCCTCGCGGGGCACCTGCCGGACCGGCCCGAGCCCTACCGGGCCCAGTGGGTCACCCCGGCCTGGGAGCCGATCAACCCGAACGACGACATCGAAGCGGACATGAAGGCCGTGCGCACCGGCCGGATGTCGCCGCAGGAATATGTCGCCGCCTGGGGCAACGATTGGCGCCGGGTCCAAGACCAGGCGAAGGCCTTCTACCGACGCTCGGACGCGCTCGGTCTCGTCTTCGACATCGACCCGCGCCGTACCGACCAGTCCGGCAAGCAGCCGCCGACGGCCGACGACGGCGCGCCCCCGGCCACGCCCAAGGACGACACCGGCGAGCCGATCACCCCGGGCGCCGCCCAGAACTGACTGGATCCGAAATGGCAACCAAGAAGACCGGGCAGCGTGCCGCTGCCGCGGGCGCCGCCGCGCGCCGGATCGACCTCAAGACGCTCGACACCCGCGGGCGCCGCTTCCTTGAGGTCGTGCCGGCGAGCTACGACGCCAACGAGCACACCGTCGAGCTGATCCTCTCCGAGGGATCGGCCGTCCAGCGCTGGTACGGCACCGAGCGCTTGTCGACCGACGAAGCCGCGGTCTGTGTCGACCGGCTCGCCACCTCCGGCATCCCGCTCCTCGACAGCCACAACTCCTACGGCATCGGTGCCGTGCTGGGTCGCGTCATCGACGTGTGGTTCGCCGAGGGCCGCATCCTCGGCCGGGCGAAGTTCGCGGCCACCGAGACCGGCAAGGCTGCCGAGGGCATGGTCTCGCGCGGCGAGATCAAGGGCATCTCGATCGGCTACCGCGTCGATGCCTGGGAGATCGTGGATGCCGACGGCACCGTGATCGACCCCGAGAAGCAGATCCTCGACCTCGACGACGGGCTGACCTTCACGGCGACCCGCTGGGAGCTGCTCGAGGCCTCCCTCGTCTCCGTTCCCGCCGACCCGGCCGCGATGGTGCGCGCGCACGAGGGCGCGGCCGAACCCGACCTGCGCGCCAGCCCGATGGGCCGCGGCGCGAAGGAGATCACCATCACCCGGGGCGATGCCTCGATCACCTACCGGTACGGCTCCGCCGGGCCGCATGAGCGGGCCTGGCCCGAGAGCAAAAAGGAACAGCGTATGGCCAAGAAGTCGCCCGCCCCGCGCCAGAACCGCGCCGCGCCGACCGTCGACGAGGACGGCTACTACGTGAACGAGGACGGCAAATACGTCGACGCCGAGGGCGCCCTGGTCGACGAGCCCGTGAAGGCCGATCGCGCCGCGCCGACCGTCGACGAGGACGGCTACTACGTGAACGAGGACGGCGACTACGTCGACGCCGAGGGCAACAAGGTCGAGGAGCCGGTCACGGCCGAGCGCGCCACCCCGGCGGTGAACGAGGACGGCTTCTACGTCGACGACGAGGGTAACTTCGTCGACGCCGACGGCGAGCCGAGCGAGGACCCGGTCAAGGCCCGCGACGACGACATGGACGACGATGCCGCGCGCAGCGCCCGCGTCGGTCGCCAGGGTCCGCGCGCCGGCGCCGCCCGCCAGGGCACCCGCGCCACCAAGCCCGCCTTCAATCAGGCGACCGCCGCCCAGCTCGTCAGCATCGCCGACCAGGCTCGCGCCCAGGGCGTGACCCTCAACCTCGCCGCCGCGATCGACCGCGGCCTCAGCCCGGCGGCTTTCCGCAAGATCGCCTTCGACAAGCTCGCGGAGAAGAGCCGGATGAACCAGGTGCGCGGAACCCAGACCGGCCGCGTCGAGGTGCTGCGCGACGAGCGCGTCGGCCGCGCCGACGCGATGACCCTGGCCCTCACCGGCCGCGTGCTCGCCTCGCGTGGCTCGGACGGCATCGAGTACGCCCCCCGGTCCAAGGCCGAGAAGAAGTGGGCCGAGAAGCACGCCGCCCGCGCCGAGACCTACGCCGGCATGGGCTTCGTGGAGATCGCCGCGGAGTGCATCGGCCACCGCGGCAACATCCGCACCGCCCACCAGGCCACGGAGATCATGGCGCGCGCCTTCCAGGCGACCTCGGACTTCCCGGCGATCTTCCAGAACGTGCTCAACAAGAGCCTGCTCGCCCGCTACGAGCTCGCCGAGCCGACCTACAAGCGGATCTCGATCGAGCGGCAGTTCAACGACTTCCGCCCGCACCCGATGGTCCGCGCGGGCGAGTTCCCGATGCTGCAGCCGGTCACCCAGGCCGGTGAGATCAAGGCCGGCGACACGGGCGACAGCGGCGAGAACATCACGCTCAAGCCCTACGGCGTCATCTTCCCGATTTCGCGGCAGATGATCGTCAACGACGAGCTCGGCGCCATCGACCAGATCCTCGGCTCGTCCGGCGACGCGGTCCGGCTGTTCGAGAACGCGACGTTCTTCGCGATGTTCAACGCCAACCCGGTCCTGGCCCAGGACGGCAACGCGGTCTGGCACGCCAAGCACAATAACCTGGCGGGCGCCGGCGGCGTGATCTCGGTCACCAACGTCGGCCAGGGCCGCGCCAGCTTGCGGGCGATGAAGTCGCTCACCGGCTTCCTCCTGAACGTGCCGCCCCGGATCATCCTGACCGGGCCGACCCAGGAGACTTCGGCCGACCAGCTGGTTGCGAGCATCAGCCCGCAGCTGACCACCTCGGTGAACCCGTTCTCCGGCAAGCTGCAGTCGGTGTCGGACGCCAATATCACCGACAACAGCTGGTACCTGATGGCCGACCCGGCTCAGCTGCCGTGCTTCGTCCATGGCTTCCTGAACGGCTCCAACGGCCCGCGCGTGCGGACCTTCGAGCCCTTCGGCACGCAGGGCGTCCAGGTCTCCCTGGAGCACGACTTCGCCTGCGGCGCGGTCGACTACCGCGGCGCCTTCAAGAACCCCGGCGCGCTGCCGTCGAGCTGATCCGTCTGCTGACCTAAACCGTCAGCGCTGACCTCGCGCGGCCGGCCTCGATTTTCGAGCGCCGGCCGCCCCGTCCTTCGAGCCCCCGGATACCCGAACCATGCAGAACTACATCCAGCGCGGCGACGCGCTTTACGTGCCCGCGCCCGCCGGCGGTGTGGTCTCCAGCCAGCCCCTCGTGGTCGGCAAAATCTTCGGCGTTGTCGCCGAGACCGTGCCGGCCGGGCAGGTGTTCGCGCTGTGGCGCAAGGGCGTCTACTCGCTGCCCAAGACCAACGCCCAGGCGTGGGCGCAGGGCGACAGCCTGTACTGGGACCCGGTCAACTCGGTCGTGACCAACGTGAATTCGGGCTCGCTCCTGCCGGTCGGCTGGGCCTCGGATGCCGCGGCCAACCCGTCCTCGGTCGGCAACGTGCTGCTCGGCCAGTCCGCCTCCTAAGCCTTGGCGCCCGGCCCGGTGCCGGGCCCCCTTTCGGTCTTGGAGAACGAGCCTGCCATGACGACCATGATCAAGGTCCTGCCGACCGCCGCGGAGCACGTCGGCCTCGTCCACCCTGTCGACGGCCCGCTTGCGGCCGAGGGCAGCGACTGGACGCACGACGGCTTCACCGAGCGGCGCATCCAGGAGCAGGTGATCCGCCGCTTCGAGGCGGGTGCTGACGATGCCGGATCAGCCGCGACCGACGCCAAGGCTCCCAAGGCCAAGCCGCAGGCCGCCGCGTGATCGACTTCGCCGCGCTCGCGCTCGGGCCCGGCATCGCCGCGTTCGGGCGTCCGGTCACGGTGACGCCGAACGGGGGCCGTCCTCCGATCCCGCCGTTCCCCGCCACCGGCGTGTGGACCTCGCGCGTCACCGAGGTGGTGGTCGGGCCGGATGAAACCATGAACTCCCGGGTGCTCACCCTGGGGATCGCGCTCGCGGCGTGGCCGGTGCCGCCGCGTCAGGGCTGGGCCATTCGCGTCCCGGCCGCCGGTTCGCTCGTCGACGAGGGCTCGTTCTGGATCGACCACATCGATCTCGATGGCCAGGGCGGGGCGACGCTCACTCTCAAGAACCAACAGCAGGGGGCGTGATGCCGTCGGAAGCCACGAAGATCCGCGAGGCGATCATCGAGCGCCTCACGGGCCAGGACTGGCTCCCGGTCAACGGCTTTCGCCGCACGGTGCGCCCCAAGCTCCAGATCGAAGAGCTCCCCGCCCTCCTCGTGGTGGTCGCCGACGAGATGGAGACGCCCGAGGACGAGGCCAACTGCGGCCCGACGCGCTTCATGAACGAGGTCACGATCGGGATCTCCTACTGCGTCGGCTTCATGCCGCCGGAAGATCTCGACGACGAGCTGGACAAGGCGACCCAAGGCATCCGGAAGCGGCTGCTGCAGGACCCGACCTTCGTGCGCGGGATCGACCCGTCGAAGGAGCGGGACGATCCCGACCGCTACCCGCTGTTCGAGGCGGTCACGAAGGTTCGCCGCGGCCGCCTCTACCCGCAGGAAGGCGCCTCGTATTTCGGCGAGGGCCGGGTCGAGATGACCTTCCAGTTCCGGACCGCCTACGAGCCGGACATCGACGACGTGCTCGAGCACGTCCTCATCACCGCCCGGCCCGCCGGCGCCGGCCCGGGCACGCCCCCGATCGGGCTGACGATCGACATCCCCACGACCTGAGCCGGCCCGCGCCGCTCCCATCCAGAGGACATGCCATGGCCGGTTCAGCCACGGTCGCCGTCGAGGTGACCGAGGAGCGCTATCGCGCGCTCAAGCACTACCCGTCGCAGATCGGGTTCGAGCTCGACGGCACCGCCCGGTGGCCGGCCGACCAGTTCACGTTCCGGCTCGCCGGCGAGGGCGCGATCCGCCTCCTCGAGGATCTGCACGACAGCGGCGCACCCGCCGCCTCCGCCGCGCCCGCCGGCGCTCCCGCCGCCACCGAGCACCAGGGCTAAGCCGCGATGGGCATCACCACGATCCCGGACAACTACAAGATCCCGGGTCCGAACACGCAGTTCGATCCCTCGCAGGCCGGCACTCCGGTCGCGCCGAAGTGGATGCTGCTGGTCGGCCACCCGACCGCCGCCGCCAACGTGCCTCCGAACAAGGCCGTGGCCTGCGGCACGAACGCCGACGCCGACATCGCGTTCGGCCCGGGCTCGATGCTCGCGCGCATGTTCAAGACCGCCTTCAAGGGCGTCACCAGCGTGCCGATCATCTGCCTGCCCGTGCCCGAGCCGGCCGCCGGCGTCGCCGCGACCGGCACCATCACCGTGGCCAGCGCACCGACCGTGGCCGGTACGCTGGCGCTGTACGTCGCCGGGCAACTCGTGCCCGTGGCGATCGTCTCGGCCGACACCACCGCGACCGTGGCCGCCAAGATCGCCGCGGCGATCGCTGCGACCCCGGACCTGCCGGTGACCGCGACCGTGGCCGCCGCCGTCGTCACCCTGACCTGCAAGTGGAAGGGGCTCTCCGGCAACAGCGTCACGGTGCTGGACAGCTACCGCGGCACCTACGGCGGCGAGGCGCTGCCGGCGGGCCTCGCCTTGACCTATCCGACCAGCAACCTGCTCGCGGGCGGCACGGGCACCCCGGACTTCACCGCCGCGATCGCGGCGCTCGGCGACCGGCCGTACAAGTTCGTCGGCCTGCCCTTCCACGACAGCGGCTCCTACGCCGTGTGGGACCAGGAATACGGCTTCACCGACTCCGGTCGCTGGGGCCCGTATCGCCAGAGCTACGGCCAGATCTTCTCGGCCCGGCGCGGCACCTATTCCGACACGTTCCTGTGGGGCCAGTCGAACAACTCGGCGCTGATCTCGCCGATGGGCTTCGAGCTGCAGAGCCCGAGCCCGGGCTGGGAGTGGACGGCGGCCTACACCGCGGCCGCAGCCTTCTCGATCAACGCCTACCCGGCCCAGCCGCTGCAGACGCTGCCGCTGATCGGCGTCCTGCCGGCGCCGGCGGATTACCGCTGGAACAAGGCGCAGCTGAACTCGCTCGCCCAGGTCGGCATCGCGATCCAGGGCACCGACATCTACGGCGGCTCGACCAACCAGCCGGTGATCCTGCGCGAGCAGACCAGCTACCAGAAGAACGCCTACGGGCAGGCCGACAACGCCTACGAGCTGGTGACCACGCTGGCCACGCTCGACGAGCGCTACACCCGCGTGCGGCAGTCCCTGACCAACAAGTTCCCTCGGTACGCGCTCGCCAACGACGGGACCAAGTTCGGGGCCGGCAAGCCGATCGTCACCCCGCTGATGATCAAGGGGCAGATGGTCTCTGACTATCGGGCCATGGAGCTCGACGGCCTGGTCGAGAATGCGGACCTGTACATCGCGAACCTCTCGGTCACGCGGTCGGCGACCGAGTCCAACACCGTCGAGATCCTGGATCCGCCGGACGTCGTGAACCAGCTGCGGCGCCTCAACATCAAGGCGCAGTTCCGGCTGCAATTCCCGCTGGCCGCCGCGGCCTGATCGGGCCTCCACCCATCCCTGCAATCTGACCCGCCCCGCGTGGCGGGTTTTTCTTTGGAGGCCCCACCATGGGTCAGAGGTTCGCTGGTACCGCCTACCTGACGGCGGCCGGCAAGATGTACGACCTGCGCGGCGGCTTGATCGTGTCGCCCTCGCGGATCAAACGCGAGTCCGTGGCCGGCCAGGACGGCCCCCATGGCTTCATCGAGACGCAGCTCGTGCCGTTCATCAAGGCGGATCTGTCGACCACCGATGGTCTGACGGTCGCCGAGCTCGACGCGATGACGGACATCACCGTCACCGCCCAGCTGGCCAACGGCAAGAACTACGTCCTGTCCAGCGCCTGGTCGGCCGGCGCCCATGAGATCGGCACCGCGGACGGCAAGGTCGCCGTCGAGTGGCGCGGTCTTTCCTGCGATGAGCTGTGAGCCGAGCGATGACGGACGCCCCGCCCCCCACCCGCGACCCGCGTGAGATCAGCTGGCCGTTGGAGCACCCGCTCTCCAAGCCGATCGTCGTGGGCCAGGACACGCTGCAGGTGTTGATCCTGCGCGAGCCCACCGGCGAAGAGGTGCTGAAGTTCGGCCTCCTGGAGGGCCTGTCGGCCGACCAATTCTTCCCGCTGGTCTCGAAGCTGTCGGCCACGCCGCCGCCGGTGCTGATGAAGATCGGTGCGCGCGACATCCTCCAGCTCGGCACGGTGTTGAGCCGTTTTTTCGTGTGGGCGGC